ATACAACGCATGGAAGAATTCAAGATGATATTTCTCCATATGGTATATTTTCTGAAGATGGATGGAATAAACATAAGTTGTGGATTTATCATCCTGAAGGAAATATAAAAAGATCATATCATTTAGATGGTCGTCAAGGCACAAGAAAGTATACTAGCGATGATCTTATTTGGGGGTATTCTGAATGAGAATTGGAATAATTGCAAGATGTGATGATACTGGTCTTGGTAATCAAACCAGGGAATTAGTAAATATGCTAAACCCTGATAAAATTATGCTTATTAATTCAAGGTTCTTTAATCAAAATAAACAACATTTTGACTGGTATGATGGATATAACTATACTGCTACACTAAAAGGTTTTCCAACAACTGCTGAGATAGCAAATTTTATTACAGATGTTGACGTAGTTATTAGTTGTGAGACATTTTATAGTCCAAGATTTATTGATATAGCAAGATCTCGTGGAGTTAAGACAATACTTCAATATAACTATGAGTTCTTTGGAAACCTTGTGCATACAGAGTGGTCACTTCCAGACGTTCTTGTTGCCCCAAGCCTATGGAATATGGATAAGATAGTTGAACGTTTTGGTGATAAATGTAAGGTTGTTTATCTACCCCCACCAACAAACCATGAAAACTTTAAGAATGCAAAAGAAAACAATATGTCAAAGAGTCATAATCGTATACTACATATTGGTGGTAAGGCTGCAGTTAAAGATAGAAATGGCACTAACTCTGTCATAGAGATGCTTAAGTATTCTGAGGGAGATTACGAAGTTGTAATTAAAACTCAAACTGACTTAGGTATTAGAAATACTAATGAAAGACTAACTATTCAAACCAATACAACAATGAAACCAGAAGATCTATACTCTGGATATGATGCTATGGTATTGCCTAGAAGATATGCTGGATTGTGTTTACCTATGAATGAGGCTCTTCTTAGTGGGCTACCTGTTTTTATGCCCCGCATTTCTCCAAACAATGCTATCCTTCCCGATAAATGGACGGTAGAGGCAAGCAAGATTGATGAGTTTAAGGCTAAGGCTATTATTGATGTATATAATATTGATCCAAAAACCCTTGCAAAAACAATTGATGACTACATGGAAAAGAAAGATAGTTTAATTAAACAAGAGGCATTTGATCTTGGGTTTCTTAATTTTTCAACAGAGTCATTAAAAGATAAATACATAAACTTAATTAACTCATAAAACAAAAAAGCCAGCCTATCTCTAGACTGGCAATTCTGTAAGTAAATATTACTTCTTTGGCGCTGCCTTCTTAGCAACAGCCTTCTTAGCAGCCTTCTTTACAGGTGCCTTAGCAGCCTTCAGAGCGGTCTCTACAGCCTTAGCATCTGGCAATAGACCAAAAGCCTTGTCGTTAGGATTTATTGCTCTAATTGCAACTGGTGCAAGTGCTGCTACAAGTGCAGTCCATAGATCCTTTGGATCCGTTACGCCTGCCATGTATAGTGCAAGGCCTGATGCAAGGACTGAGCGTCCGTATGATGCAAGCAGTGCCTTTAGTTGTTCTGTGTTCATGTTTCCTCCTAGGATAGAACTTTTATTAGTATAGCATATCCAGCCCATAACCCTACAATTCCTGCGACTCCCGCAAAAACTGGTGGTGCTGGAACTGGCAATTTGAATGCAGCAAATACTACACCACATCCAAAACCTGTTAATGTTGATAACAATATATCCTTCATGATATGAATCTTTCCGAGTCTAATTGTTTAAAATGTTTTTCACAAACATCAATTATATTTGTTTCTGTTGGCCATAACTTTAAGGCTTCTTCTTCGCATTCTTCTATTAAGCATATTAAAAATGCATTATAAATTAACGACTTACGATCTTTTAATTTAAGCATTTTCTTCCTCTGGAAGCAATGTTTTCAATTCTTTGTATGCTTTTGAGATATTCTTCATAGATGGATAGTCTGGTCTTGACATAGATAAAGCATCTCCATATTCATCAAAATATGATATGTCTGCATCAACATCACTAACAAACTTATTTAATCCTTTTTGTACGTTCTCAATATATTCAAACGCCCACAGTCTAGAATCAGAAAGAAATTTAATAAAGTTTTCTTTATGTATTGAGTCATCTGAATCTTCTTTTATTTTTGTAGACTTATTTAAATCAACATATTCTTGAAGCAAAGTTTTTTCAATAAAAAGTTTTGAAACATCTTTTTTAAGTTTAATGGATTGTCTTAAAACTAATAGGTATGAGGCTGCAAAGCAGACTGACAGTGTTGCAAAAACAACAATAAAAATATCTTTCATATCACCACTCCACATGTTTTAATTATATCCTAATGCTGCGGTTTTGTCAAACTATAAAAGTCTTTAAAGTTAGTACTAGTAAACATCTCATACTCCTCAAGAGTTCTTACAGAACCTGCTCCGTATATGCCTATTTCCTCACCACAAAGAACTATTTTTTGTTTTTTATATGATATATCTTCTAACTCTTTCCAAGATAAACCACGCAGGTTTCTGTCTTTCCATATTTTACTATACCCACCACGAGAATAAAAATGATAAACAATATTTTTTGAAGGAGAGTATATGTCCCATCCTCTTGTCCAGGATCTCATGGCAAAACAAATCTCTTCACCAAAGAAACTAATTTCTGGATCATAGGGAACTTCATCAACTATTGACCCATCTGAAAACATAAATCCACCAAGAACTGTTTCAGATAACTCTGGATTTTCTTTTAACTTGTCCTTAAATTCAAATCTTTCTGCTGTCCATTGTTTTCTTTTATTTAGTAATATTTTTTGTCTAGTTGGATAGTCTTTTATCTTTGGATTATTTTTAACTAAAAACATACCTCCATTTCTTTCAGGTTCAAATGGGGCAGGAAAGTATGACAACAATACACGACTATGCCCAGATATATTTTTAGCCCTATTTAATTGATCAATAGATATTGAATCCCAACCAGGAACAAACCTTGTATGTGAGTCAATCTGAAGAAAGTATTCTTCTCCAGAGTATAATTCCATTGCCTTTGCTCTTGCATATCCTGCACCTCTTGCTTCTTTTGGATGCATTTTAGTTAAAGATATATTTTTTATACCGTCAAAACTAAAAAGTTCTGAGTCAACACCTTGATGAACAACTCCAAAATATAAATTATCTGGATTGTTAGCATTTTCAATAGCACTTTTAATGGTCCACTGAAGTTCTGGATCACGGTAAGAAGCAATAGATATAAATATTCTCACTTTATTGCTTCCCTTGTAACTAAGACTATTGCGCCTTCCATCTCTAATGCTTTTTTAACTGTTAAAACATATTGTAAGGCCTGTATTTTATCATCATGAAGCATTTGTGCAAAAATATATTCGTTTAACTTAATTGTAAGAAAATGCTCATTATCAATTAACTCTACCTTAAACCCTTTTGGAGGAATAATAGAATGAAAGGCTCTACGCATTTGATCTGTATACATTATTTTCTCCCCCATTGAATATAGTTCCAACCACGCTCATGGAAGTAATAAAGGATTGTTTTTGTAAATACCTCAAAACTTGCAATTGCACCTGCTGTAACTGGCTCTTTGGTTATTGCCCAAGATATGACAAATGTATCTGCCGTTCCAATTATACGCCATGTAATTGCTTTTAATGCTGATCTTTGTTTGGTTACCTTCATGATGGCCACTCAATGTTGCTTGGCTTAGTAATGAAGTTCCAGACCTTAGATACCCATTTCTTTACGTTTTTGCGTAGCCGATATAGCATGAATGTCTGCCCCCAAATCTACTTGTTCAATCTTATATCCTACATCTCTACCGTATACAATGTTGGTAATGTTAGGTAGTCTTAGTACTAATGCACCATCCATAAATTCATCCTTGGCAATATATTCTTTTACCTGATCAAACTTAAGAGGATCTTTTTCGCTTGTATTATAGGTATTACGGACTCCAAGAAGTACTTGGTCAGTTCTCTTGCCAGCCTCTTTGTAAAGGGCGTGGTGGCCTTCGTGCCAGGGCTGGTACCTACCCAGCATAAGAGTTGTAGGCGCAGACCAATCATGAAGACTAAACTTATTAATGATATGAGATGCTTTTGCTTCTGCATCTAAGTTGTGACTAATGAATGATACATCAAACTCTGTTGGTCTTTCAAACATCTTGTTAGTGTCTTCAAAACGACCCTTTGCAATTGTGTCCATGAAGACTAGGATATCTGGCTTACCAAATGCTACACGAGTTAAATCCGTTGGACATACAAAGTCAACTATTACTGGAGCAACACCTTGCTTAGAAATAAGTCTTGCCATTTCACCCATACGACGAGCCTGCTCAAGTCTATCCTCTGGTGTAAAACCTAAATCTGAATTTACAGTTGCACGAACCTCATCTGCATTAAGATGAATAGCATTAATACGTTCTTTTAGTGCCTTTGCTAACTCTGTTTTTCCAGAGCCAGGTAATCCTATAATTTGTATAATCACTTTTTCTCCATCGTCAATGCTTGCCAGGTATTAGCCCAGTCTTGTTTAGTTTTATGTTTATTAAACTCTCTAGATATATTCCCAAGTTCAAGGAATACTCCACCCCAAACACCATACTCCTTACCAGAAACACCGTTAGCAAAGCAAACTTTTGACACTGGACATCTTTGGCACATTGAATCTACAATTGGGCGTACATCTATACTGTCTTCATACTTATCAAAAAAGATATTAGTATCAAGGCCAAGGCAGGCTGCATTATCTTTCCATAAATGTTGTTTCATTTACTGACCGTATTTGTTTGGAATGTCCCAACCATTACGATTAAGGTTAAAGGTTTTTTGTAGGTACCATGCATTTTTTACACGCACTCCGCTTGGAGATGTTCTTGCAAGATCTGATCTTTTACGTTCTACAACATCCCACCCTACCCATGCAAGTTCTTTGTTTTTTGAAACAATTTTTTCCATATGTGCTAACGAATTAATTATCATTGTATTCTTTCTTTTAGTAACGGAAGATTCCTACTTCTACATTTTTTGATTCTGCAAAAGTTGTTAATTTTGACACTGGCTCTTTTGGTTTGCTAAGAA